GTCTACCACGTCAAGCAGCACTTACGACAGCCTATGAAGCCGGAGATGTCAATCGCGTAGCGACTGTATTCAACACTTACAAAGGTCTAGTGGGCGCACCCAAACAGACTCAGCAGAGCAAGGCTAACCAAGAACTTCGGCGTCAAGTTGCACCGCCACGATCACGGTCATCAACGCCACCGACAGACGCTGCGAACCAGAGAATCTACAACCAAAATGAGATTGCTCAGTTTTACGACGAATGGCGACGTGGACTAATTGATAGCAATGATGCGGTTAGTATTGAGAAAGATATCCACGCTGCTATTGCCGAAGGACGAATTAGGTAATTCCCAAAGGTAATGGTGGCACTGTTTAATACCAAGTCATTCTTTAAAGGAAATTTAAATGGCTACCATTACCCCCGGCGCAGTATATCCAATTAACTCAGGTGGTTTTAACGCTCCCAACGGGCAAACCGCTTATTCAGGTACTGCATACAGCGGTACGTTCATCCCTACCCTCTGGTCAGGCAAACTGGCTCAGAAGTTTTACGCTGCTACAGTGTTTGGCGAAATCGCTAATACTGATTGGCAAGGCGACATCGCTGGTATTGGTGACACGGTTGTTATCAACACAATCCCCACCATCACCATCAACAACTACCAAGTCGGTCAAAACTTGGCTTATGAGATCCCTGCTCCAAGCACAATCTCGTTGACTATCAACAAAGGTAAGTATTTCGGCGTGAACGTGAACAACGTTCTTGAGCTGCAGTCTAAGCCCAAATTGATGGACATCTTCACCAATGACGCTGCTCAGCAGATGAAGATTGGTATTGACCGTGACGTTCTGCTCGGTACGTTTAACCAAGGCGCTTCTACAAACCAAGGTGCAACTGCTGGTAAGATCTCGGCTGCATTCAACCTCGGTACAGACGCTGCTGCAATTACTTTGACTGCTTCTAATATTCTTCAGAGCATCACTGCTTTGTCAAGCGTATTGGATGAGGCAAACGTTCCTGAGACAGACCGCTGGCTCGTTATTAGCCCAACAGAGCGTCAGATCTTGATGCAATCGAACTTAGCTCAGGCTCAGTTCATGGGTGACCCATCAAGCATTCTGCGTAACGGCAAGATCGGTATGATTGATCGTTTCACGGTGTATGTGTCTAACTTGCTCCCACGCGCTGCTGCTACCTATAACTGGGATGGCTCGCAGACTGGTGCTTCTACCTACGTTAAGCGTCATGCAGTGATGGCTGGTCACAAAACCGCAATCACCTTTGCATCGCAGATCGCTAAGGTCGAGAGCCTCCAGAACCCTAACGACTTCGGTACTCTGGTTCGCGGTTTGAACGTGTACGGCTACAAAGTTGTTCAGGCAGACGGCTTGGCTCTGTTGGTCGCAGCAGGCTAATAAAACGGGTGGGGTAACTCCCACCCAAACTATTTAAGAGGGATTGTATGTCAACTCAAAATAAACTCGTTTCGCTTGGTATGTGGGCTGAAATGGCTGAGCAAGTTGTGATGGGCGATGTAGTCACTGGCTTAACGGCTGCTGGTTCTACACAAGCAACAGCTTTGGCTATTAGCGCAGGTACAAACGTATTTGGTACAGTGGCATCAGGTACTGGCGCAGTTTTGGCTATTGCTGACGCTGCTCGTGTTCTTGTTCGAAATGGTGGGGCTAACGCTCTATTAGTGTACGCTCCTGTTGGCGGAACTATGAATGGCACTTCTAATGGTAGCTTGTCTGTTGCTACTACTAAAAATGCTTTGTTCTTCTCAGCAAATGGTGTAGACTGGTATTCTGTTCTTTCAGCATAAAATAGGGGCTTCGGCCCCTACTTAAAATAGAGATCATGGGTACAATTACTGCGCAAACTATTATTAACCAAGCGGCAGTACAACTGCTTGATACCAGCAATATTCGCTGGACTCGGGCTGAATTACTTAGCTGGGTAAACGCTGGGCAGAAGCAAATTATTATTTTGTCCCCAAACGCAACTAACAAAGTCGCAGTTTATAAATTAGCTGTAGGAACTAGGCAGTCAATCCCTTCAGATGGGTGGACGCTGCTTGATGTAATTC